AGAGCCGTCTCTAGTTGCTGCGACAACATCAAGCCTTGCTCCAGATAGCATCTCAATAGACTCTGTGCCGTTGGCGTGTCTGATCTGTTTAACGAATCCTTTAAGGTGGTCATTGGTCTCCAATAGATGAGTAACTTGTCGGAATGTGTCTAGTGCCATGCTTCTGTTCGAGCTCATAATAAGGACATTGGTATTCCACTTAATCAAGTGAGCAAGTATCAGCATTCTGGCTAAGTGGGTCTTACCATTCTGCCGAGCCACCAGAATGAGGTTTGTCTTACGAACCCACATGCCTTTTTTGTCCACAGTGAGCATGTCCTTGAGCACGAACTCCTGCCACGGCATTAGATCCATCTTTACAATAGCGCAGAGGTCTTTAACATCTTGCAGCTTGTTTTCGCCCTTGAGAAGTGGACTGTGAAGCCTTGGTTTAGTTGCCCCTCGTAGGGCTTTGGACTTTCTGGGCTTAGTAGTCATTGATCTGTGACTGGTCGGGTCTTAAAAGGACTGTCCAGCATCGTTTCCGACTGCATCGGGGAGATATAGGTTGAAAAGACAGGGGGGGTCGCCTTGTGGCTAAAAAAACGACCACCTTTAGAGCTGTTACAACTTTTACACATAGATTGCAAGTTATCAGGTGCCCACATATCGCCACCCTTTACCCGAGGTATTATGTGATCCACTGTGTGTGCTGGCCTATGGCAGATAGCGCACTGCCACCCATCCCGATCAAGTATGGTGATGCGTAGCTTCTTCCACTTATTAGTACCTATATCACGCTTACTCAATGCCATCCTTTAATCTTGAAATGATTAAGAGCTGCACACGCATTGATATAGCCCCGATCATCTAAGCCATAAAGCCTATGTGCTGCAATATATGATAAGCCCCAGTCTATCTGCTCATATCCATTAACTTTACTTAAATACTCTGACTTGCCCTGTGGAATACCATAAACCTTCTGCTTACCATCTAGGTTGCCTATTGCCTTGTCATTCCAAGCGCTTTCAGCACCCCACAATTTTGTTAAACATTTATATTGTTTTTTATCTTCTATCTTTAAGAGTGCATATTCTTTAAATGTAATCATTACTTTAGGATTATCACTTAACATAGAAACGGAATCAGTCTTTACAAAGCAAAGATTAACTATGAATAGAGCGATCCCAACTAGCCAGCACCTTGCGAGCTTTCCCTGTCGGGCTCGCCTTGTGGCTTTGTGAGCCACTGCTACACTAGAGCCTACAGTATGCATACAAACTCCTTTACGCTTAATCGATTAAATCGTCTCACTATGTGGACAGTGATTTACCTCACACATATTAGATAGAAGTCCATCCAATATAAGTAGCATCTGGATTATTGGCTAACCATTCTTGGCGCAATTTGTTTTGTTTGATCCAGTCCTCAGCTGTGGCTTCAGGCATTCTTGCCCCATCCGCCACCCTTAAATATGAGCCCAGGTGCTGAGTAAATCCTGCTCATTTGTAAATTACACTTAGGGCAACGCATATCACTGACATCATCATCATAGGATTTATGCACCGATCCATAAGTGCCGCATTCATTACAGCTGTATTCATACGTAGGCATCTTTAACTCCAATCAGTTGACAAGTGTGACAGGTGACGGCTGCAAATTTCCAACTGCCACATTTATTGCATCGGCATATATCCGAGTCTGGTATATGCAAAGCCTCTACCACATTCTTAACGCCAGTGCAACCACAATCCATACATTGATAAGCTTTAAATCCCTCTGGCGTGTCAATCTTGTCAAGCCACAAGAATTCTGTGTGTCGGTCACAGCCGTTACACTTAAACGTCGTATGCATTATGATAAAATCCTTATTGCCTACAGTGGCATTGTGTACATACCAAGAAATTACCAGAATGTATTAACCTGTCATCATTACAAGCTACACATAGGTCAATCGATGGCGTGAGGGTTCGCTTATCATCTTCTAAACGTAGAGTGAACCCATCACGTATAATTTCAACATATCCCATTTACTCACCCCCTTTGTCTTTCGGAAAGTACCAAGCGCCTGTTGCATCTTGCTTAGCCCAGACTGCGTGTTCTTTTATGCCATTTTGACAAACGTAACCATAGTATGGTTTACCAGTTGTTTTACTCGAACCAGATCTGAGTGTGTGCCCATATTCGCAACATAATGTTGGTGGCTTAGGTGGCTCAGGTATCTGTACTCCATCTGTATTCCACTTCACTGGATCATCTATTTTGTTATCGACTGCAAAGGACTGTCTTAACACATCCTCTACAGCCCTAGCTCTAGATCCTGGTGGTGAGTAGGTTGCAACCTTTGTCATTTCTTCTCTGCTAGCCCTCTTGCCTTTAGCTGCATAACCTGCATTTGCAAGCGCTCTGCCGATCGCTGAAGTCTCAGCATTTTCCAATGCAGAAGTTGAATTGACACCCCGATCACTAATGCTCTCACTAGCAAGCCCACTCGCCCACGCTTTAGCATCGGCTTCTGTCTTAAATAGTTCAGCACTAACAATGTATCTAGTGTCTGTGGCCTGTTCAATCTTTGTAGCGATTCTTCCATCTGGATACTCCTTCCAAAACTTTTCAAGTCGGCTCTCGACTGTTTCGTAATCTGCTAAGTTAAATGCCATTAGTCATCCCCCCAGGTAAAATTGATGTCGGCTTCTGCATCAAGGACTGTCTGGTATATCGAAATGTAAGCAAGTGCGTCGATGATCGAGTCACTGTGGCCTGGAGACTCAGTAAGCCTAGAAACCTTGACGAGCGCCATACATAATGCGACTTGACTAGGCGTAACTGGATGGTCGAGGTATGCCGACCACAGTTCACTGATCCTTTTATGGTTTGTGTAAGGGTGACCATAGACCGATCCCCTTGTATGCACCAAATCGACAACATCTGCCAGCAGCTTCTCAGTTTTTGTCATAGTCAAATACCTCATCTGACTTTGCTTTGTTTTGCATCATTCGGCGGTGCATATCCCAGCCATCTTTACGGCCTCGCCAGTAATGAGTTTGCTTCATATCATCTATACGCATAAACACCAGCCAATACGCCATACTTAAACCAATAAATAAATATACTGCGATTTCCATAGTCATTTGTAGCCCAATCTGTGCGCACATACTTTGTGGCACAGGCATAGTGTTGCACCTGTGTATGACTTTGTGGATTATTTAAGGCTGTTTTATTATAACGATTAGATAACGTTAATATCGTCAAGGTCGTCTATATGGTCATCTATCGTGCGCTCAGCGTAATCGCTATTTAGCCCCATAGACCTTCCCTTCAAAGATGAAACTGCCATCAAGATTTATAGGTATCGTAACAATTTGTACTTTACGATCCTTTACGTAGGCCACTACAAATCCTGTCTGCCAGTTGGCATAGCCCCTTGTGTAGGCCATACCGCTAGAGCTTAAATCTACCATACAACCGACTTCTACACCCCATACAGTACGGCCAAATTGGCCTTTAGATGCCTCTGTGAAGGCTGTTTGCCCTAATCTGTGTGTGTGACCACAGACCACGCTCTTTCCGTGTCTCCTAGCCCCATTTAAGGCCGTTTGTCCTGGTATTTGACTCAGTGGGAAGGTGTCGCCGTGAACTGCTATCCAGCCAGGTGCCCAATCAATACCCTGGGGACTAAATTTAATGCCTAATTTATCGTAACCCATAAAGCGTTCGTACTGCATTTCTGGCAAATTTAAGAAGCTAGGCAATCTACGTTTAATAGATCGATATAACCTTATGCCGTGGTTACTTCCCACTACATCGGTAACGCCTAAATAAGTTAATACTTCTTGTGTAAGTTTTCGATCATCATTTATGTTGCCGACCATCTCATCAATAGTGCCAGCATTAAAACCGCCTAGCTGTGGCAGATCAATCTCATCACCAATACAAATAGTGCGATGGGGTTTCCACTTGGCTAAAAAACGGCCTACTGATTTTGTCGCCTGCTCGTTAAAGAAGGGTACCTGGAGATCACTAATAAACGCTATGCGCTTAATCTTCATCCTCGTCTGGAGTAGGGATACGTGGGATAATTCCATCATCGCCGACTACCCAGTCTGGCATTGACTCTGGACTATCCATAAGATAGAGGGCTACAGACTCGCTAAAACCTGCTTTGCGTGCAGCTTTAAACATTTCGTGTTTAGCAATATAAAACACCTCTAACTTAGATAATGGCTCAGGAGACTTACGCACCCTGCGCCGATTTATCTTCTTACGTTTACGAGTAGTAGACATAATTAAATTATCGCTTACTGATTAAAACAAAGAGATCATCGACACGCTGTTCGAGTCTTGTTATCTGATCCTTCATACTAGATCCACCATTCGGGCGCAACTCATTAAGCCAGCCTCTAACTAAAAAACGTAGTCCTATTAGCACGCCTGATAGCACGCTTATAACGCCAGCGCCAAAGCCAGCCCATTCCCCTGGACTCATTTGTCATTGATACCGATTACATCGGATTTATCTAAAGCCCTAATCGCTGGGCCTGCAAAGGCTGCTAAAACTACAGCTAAGGCAGGATCTAAACCAAGTTCATTACTTGCTAAAAATGTTAAGAATGAAACCAATACGCCACGTGCGTATGATTTTAGTACAGCCTTTTGCTTCTTGCTTATCTTCATATCTTGCCCCCTATTAGTGGTATGTCGAACGGCTTGCCGTCTGTGTCGCCTAACTTTGTAAAGCTAATGTGTATGTGTCGCTTGTGTGGGTTAATGCCCTTGTACTTACGCCATTTCCAGTTTAATATCTTTGAGCATATCTGCCTGTTATAGATGACGTAAGATATGCGTTTATCGGTTTTAGCTGCGACTCTGATTTGGTCAGCCAAATAAGGTGCCAGGCTGTCGGTAGACTCAAGCATAGAATTAAGATCAATTGCTCTGACCCATATTCCGTCTGGATTATGATCCGATTTTCTGGCGGAGTGACGGCTATCGCCCAACCATCCTTCTGGACTTTTACGGCTGCGATCTGGAAACCAGGTATCAACTTGATCTCTTAACTGCACACCAGCTGCGCACAACTTAGGCTTCAATTTCAATCCAACTTAATGTGTCCTCATCCCAGCGCCAATCAAGCCCCTCGGGTCTTGGTGTTGGTGGTTGCCAATCAAAATTATCATCGAGTGACCAAGATGCGTAAGGCTGTGGAGTAATAAATACATCTGCAACAGGGTCATAGGTATATCCAACGCCGCAGTATTGTTTGCGGATATTGCCGTTGTAAGATGTGCGTTTACAAACCTGACCTCTAAAATTGCTATACCAAGTTTCGGTATCTAATCCTTCAATTAACTCGGTTTCATCAACGCCCACAATAACTTCTGTAACTATATTGTTTTCGTCTAAGAATGCGTAGTGTGCCATTATGCCCAACTCACATTTCCAGTGCCAGCAGTAACTGTGGCTCTCTTAAATCCACCACTTGCGCTTGACTCTGTACCAGTTACACCTGCACCAAAGGTTACTGTAAAGGTGTCAGGGTATTTAATAATTACAACACCTGAACCACCATTACCACCTGCTCTATTTGTTGCTCCACCTGAACTTCCACCACCGCCGTTACCTGTGTTTGCTGCTCCTGCTGCACCAGTTGCGCTAGTTGCTTGATCGCCACCTGCTCCGCCCACTGCATAAGTTACAGCTGAGCCTGTAATTGAATTAGATGTGCCTGCACCACCTGCTCCGCCACTACCACCTTCGCCACCACCAACTGATCCGACTGCGGATGATCCACCACCGCCAGATCCTGCTGCGACCCCACTGGTACCAGCACCACCATTAAATCCTTCTACTGGTGAGTAACCACCTTCATTACCAGTGCCAGCTGTTCCTAAGTTTGATCCACCACCGCCAGATCCACCATTACCCGATGTACCTTCTTGTGCTGCACCAAATCCACCACCAGTTGAACTGTTTGTGATAAAAGTGCTATTACTACCTTTGGTGCCAGGGTTTTGACCTGCTGCACCACCTGCGCCACCTGCGCCAACTGTTACAGAATATGAAGTGTTAGTTGATAAACTTTGTGAAATAAAGTTTCTATAACCACCTGCGCCAGCACCACCAGCACCACGATTTGAATTGCCAGCACCGCCACCACCGCCACCACCTGCAACAACAAGGTAATCAGCAGTAAATGGCACATTAACTATAGGGCCACCTAAATTAGCAGCAATTATATTTAACATTTATGCAATAGCCCCAACTACATACCAAGCATTAGCAGCTGTTTTAATGCAGGCTGCTGATTTGTATTGTGCAAGAGTTGGAGATGCAGCAGTAGCGCCAGCACTTAATACTGTAGTAGTACCAGGAGTAACTGCGCTAATTGTGCAAGTGCCTACACCTATATTTAATACTGTAATAACAGTACCTACTGCAAAATTATATGTTGCATCGGTTGGTATTTTAAATGCTATTGCTGTGGCTTTATTTATCGGGATTAATTGCTGGTACTCATCACCGCTTGCAGCTGTGTAATCTGCTGTTTTAGCAGTTTGTACTGTAAAGGCTGGTAGTCCATTCCACATAGCGGATGTAACTACGTCACCAGTATTGCCTGGAAAAGTTGGCATTATATCTCCTTAATAAGATAAGACGTTTTGACCTAAGACACCATAATCTATGTTGCCTATTATAAACCCATCTATGACAGGTTCCAGCGTTGTAAACACCACTTTGAAGCTATTAGGTGTGATGATGTTGGATACGCCAAAGATTTGCAGGGTTTTCTCCAGCTTAGATCCACCAGGCTGGGTTGTGATTACTGTGATGGGATCAAAAAAGTCTAAGTTAAGCGCTGCAACTATGCCTGTATCGTAGTTAGGGGTGTATAGGTCTAACTCGATGGCATCGCATCGAATTGTTGTCTCGGCCCTGCTAGCCACATAAGCCCTGGCATAATCTAGGGCTACGGCATCGGTCTGCATTAGCAGATCCTGAGCGTTATATGAATGGATAAAATACTTGTCTATCGATGCTTGATTGCTTGCAGATTGAACCGAGCCGCCTAAACGATTTACCTGGGCAGAGTTGAATATAAGGGTGTCATCTAACTTCCACATAGCATTGGCATATATGATCCCAGTGCCATCATCTGCAAATACTGTAGGTGTATTGCCTATGGTCTCTGTAGCTGTGAGCCTATCCTTAAATACAAAGGATCCATCAAAGCCTACATATATTGCGCCGTACTCTGATTGAGCCACAGTCTGCATAGCACCTAATGCAGTGCGTGCTTGGCCTGAATCATTTTGTAATGTAGTTTGCCCTGGATCTATTTGGCGCTGTGATGCTGGCCAGTCGATCTCATCTAATATCTCGTTAATACGTGTGCCTGACAAGTCGCCAGCACTAGCACCTGTGACTGTAGAAATCTGGGCGTTGTAAGCCAAGCGCATAGCATCTACGGCTTGTATGGTTGTGTAGGCGACCTCTGTGGCATCTTTAGGTTGTGTGTTTACGTAGCTTGTAATAAAGCCTGAAAATAAAGGATAAGTAACGCTGTTATAAGTAGCAGCGATGCTGACCTTCTTCATAGGTGTTAGCAGTCCATAATAAGGCCCAGCGGGATTAGTTGGATTAAAGTCGCCATTCTGATCTACTATGCGTAATGTTAATTGGCCTGTCTGGAATTGGTCGTATAGAGCATTACGGCCTACAGCTGTTTGAATAAAATTGATACGATCTGACACATCAACAATAACTGCTACTGCATCTGCCAATACGTTTGTGCCTAATACGCCAATATCTAACTGCATAGCCTGAGCAGTGCTTGGCCCAGTAGAGAAGTTTATTGTGGCGTTTATTACTGGGACTGTCATTGAAACGCTATCGATCCAGCAGGTATTAGCGCTCCGTTACCAAGTTTAGTTATCTGACCTAAAGCATTCTGTATGTAAATGCTTAGGTCTTGCTCGCTAGTTAATACTGCACCTGTGTTGACTTCAACATAATTATTGGTAACCCCTTGATTTGTTCCTTGACCAGATGGCATAGAACTTGATGGTATGTAAGTATCGCCTCTGTCAAATGTAGCTGCTCCAGCCTGCACTTTTTCCAATAAGGTAGGCAGACTGATCTTTAAGCGATCTAAAGTTTCTCCTACGCTTTTTAAATCTACAGGAGTCGATACTGGGCTTTTGAATGTGCCTGCCTCTTTAGCGGCTGCTCCAGCCTGCACTTTTGCCAACAGGTCAGGTAAAGTAGTTTTTAAGCGAGCTAAGGTTTCTCCTATGGTCTTCAAATTTATAGTAGAACTATCAAACGCTGAGGTTAAATCAGTAGCAGTTTTGGCTGCATTTAACTCTGCTAGATATTTTTTAGCCAAAGCCTCATTATTGTCTAGGATGGCTAACTTAGATTGCAGGCGTAGTTTAGTCTCAGCGTCGGTAGCCTCGCCTAGCGCCTTCAATAAACCTATGCGCTCAACGTTAAACTTTTCTTCTAGTTTATCTACCTCAGACTTAGCCTTCATTTTGTTAATTTCGTCTTGGCGTAATTTGTTAGAAGTCTTTAGCCTAGTAATCTCTTTAACACGCTCTATATCTTTAGTTGCACTAGCGCCTAGTCCATAAGTAAAGTTGGATGTAGGTTTTGTTCTTTCTGTTTCTCCAAGTTGCTTCAAAATTGTTGCTAGAGGGCCATACAACATTTTTATTGATATGTCTTTTAATCCTAGAGATTCTAGCAAGCCTGTAAATTTACTTATCAACAAACTTATGCCCACAGTTATATCAGCAATATCTGTCGCTAGTTCTGTCATAGCGTTGCTTACGTTTTCAATATTTTTATCTTTGCCTAATAATGCCAAAGAATCTAATAAACCTTTGCCAATAATTTCACTTGCATCGGCAGCCGCAACTTTAAGTAAATCCATTTTGCCAGCATAAGTATCTAATCTAGCTGCTGCTTGCCCTGCAAATTTTTGATTTAACTCAGCAAGAATATCTTCCATCTTGCCAGCCTTTAAAGTGGCTTTACTAATGCCTGCGCCCAGCCTGCTTAATCCTGTGGTGTTGCCTGAATAGCCACGTGTTAATGCTGCGCTAACCTCGGTTACAGATTTACCAGTAGCAGCGCTAATGTTTAGAGCTGTATTTAATGCCTCTTGGCTTTTAGATACAGAGCCAGTTACTGTCAATAATTGCTGGAATGCTGGGCGTAATTGGTCGTCTAGTACGCCTGTAGTGCGTTGTAAATTGCTTATGTAATTTTCTACTTCGGGTGCTGCAAATGCAAACCCTGTATTACGTAATTGTATCTCTAAAGCTTTGGCTGCCTTCTCATCTTCGGCAAATGCTCGCACTGCCTTCTTGCTGTAATTAAGTAATGCAGTGGCAGTAAATACGCTTGCAAAGGTTCTGCCTAATTGTTTTACTTGTTTATCAAAGGCTGAAACATCCTTCTTGCCTTTATTAAGTGCTTTACCATTCCAAGTGGCTATTGCCGAGACTACTACATTGGCCATTACGCTGCCTTCTTAATCTCTGTTGATTTGTTAAATTTTATAGCTGTGGAGTTAATAGCGCCCAGCATCGCTTGATAAACTTTGCCACTATCTTGTGCCCAGGCTTTGTAAATTAAACGGCCTTTAGTCTTTCGACCACCACCACGTACGCCTTTAATCTTTGGTTGTGAAGTAAGCCCTGGCATTGATGTAACAAACTGATAGCCAGCAAATGGGTTATTTGATGCGTACTCTCTAGTTGATTTGTTGTAGGTGTACTCACGTGCCCTGGCTTTACCCTCAAATCCTTGAACCTTGCCAAAGGTTGTGCCAGGTAGGCTTGGATCGATCTGCTGAAATGGCGCTCTACCTTGTGGGTTTTTACGGCCAGCAGTTTCATATATGCGACCAGGTGCGCTTACGTTGTAAACATAATTGCTTACTTTAAAACCATTTTTAAATACTTGATTATCGCCTGAGTTATAGCCAATACCAGCTTTAACTGTGCCAGCATCATATTTAGGAAATGGGCGGTAGTTTATCTCTGGATTAGGCTCTTTAGTCCAACCTGATAACACCTCAGCGTTACCAGGCACAAATGATCGGGCTTTAGCAGCCACGCTGCGCATTAACGGATCAATAGCAGTTCTAATACGATCTTGTAAATCTTTGTCAATAAACTTTAAACCTGCAAGGACATCTTTAACGCCTACGACCTCTGCTGGCATTTCGGATCTCCTTAGCTCTGTCGGTTAGGACTTGTATGATTGCGGCATACATTTCGCTATCCATATCAATAAACTCTTTAGGCGGTATCCCAGTCTCTACGCTCAGCTGTGCGATGCTGTAAAGGATTGAAGACCGCTCGGTTATTTTTTTTCTTCGTCTAATACCTCGACAGTATCTAAACTGTCAATAAACTCATCGAAGGATAGGGATACCTGAGCGCCAGCCCTGCGTAAACATTCCCAAGCTAACCAAAATATATCTGACTGCTTTTCATCCTCACGCAAGGCCTTGCTAATTCCCATACCTCGTTTTAACTCGAAAGCGTACTCGACACCTGGTGTTATCTTGTGCTCTGATACTTCACCATTAGCCCTTGTTATCTTTAGCTTTGCCATTATTACTCCTTAGTTAGAATGCCACCGATGGTGACACTGTTATTGCGGAGTTTACTGTAAAGGATAGGCTTGATGTTGCAACTTCAGCCACGCCGCCTTGACCGATTGGAGTCAAGTTATTTACCAAGATTGAGAATTGGTAAGTTGGGTTTGTAGCTGATACGGCAGTGCCTTTAACAGTGATTACTGATACTGCTAGGGTCTTGCCAAAGGCTGCGCTAAGTGTCTCATTTACCTGACCAGCTGCCCAGTCATTGATAAAGTCGATAGTAAATGTGCCTGATTGTAGGCCAGCAACAAACTTATGAGCTGTGTCGCCCATTGCTGTTACTTCTAACTCATCTACGATCTGGTTAATTACGGCATTAGTTACGTATGAGCTAATGTCGATTGATGGTGTGGTTGGTGCAGCATTAGTAGCCAACTTAACACCTACGTTATTATTTAAATAGATTGCCATTGTTATTCCTCATCTTTCTTGGTTTGTGCAGTTGGTTTTGGTGCTTCCTTGATTTGGCCTGTCTTAATTAAGAAGGCTAAGTCTTCTGTGTGTGCCATTGTTTAACTCCAGCTCGTTAGGATTGATACAGTTATTTCTGACGTTAATAAATCTCCACTAGCTGCATTGGTTATAGCTGGAGCGGAGACACTTGATATGTTGTAAACCAGGGCCGATGCCGCTAGTTTAGTTACTACTGCCACGATAAAATCTTCCATACCTTTTAGGTTGCCTTGATTGTCAAATGCAGGTGTAGTCATTAAAATCTTAAAATTAGCCAGGGGTGCGATGGCTGTCTGGCTGTTATTGTTAGGCGTGATGTAGGGGTCGCCAGGAGTGACCACCACGCTATTTGCGAGAAGTGTGCTGGGTGGAAAACTAAAGGTTGACCAGACTCCATTGTTTGTTAAAGCTGTGGCTAGCGTGCCACGTAGTGTGGTAATTGCTGCCATTAGCCGACCAAAGAATTTGGATTTGAATAAGGCTGGATGAGACCACGCACTCGGTTAATCAGCTGATAACCCATCCGATAAGGGCTGGCGCTGATCCCATCCATACCTACCCCACCAGTTTGACTGACCTGCCTGGCTTGCCAGACATCTACGGCAATTATCATCGCCGCTTCTCTTATAGCTGGGGTCGCACTGTAATCTGTGTCTTTTTTATCTGGGCCTACAACTTTGCCGCTAGGGATAATTCTATGAAATGGATCGTTTGCGTGTACTTTAGTAAATTGAATAAATGAATAGCCAGATGGATAATTTGTAAATGCTAGATTAGTTAAAAACGCTGTGCCGATTGATACTGGCGTGGTTGTGCCTGGAAATGATCCAGTAATAACGTGTGAGCCGCCATAAATGCTGCCACAATTATCTACGCTAATAGTTTGACCTGTTACAAATATGCCAGGGTTTGCTAATACTAAAGTAGCAACGTTATTGTTTAGGCTTGCACCTACTACTGGTGCTTCGTTATACCAAAGGTATTGATCTAATAAATCTTGTGCTGTTTGACAGCATTCTTCAACTGTTGCGGATGTATAAAGAGAGCCAATACCTAAATTGCTGCGTAACTCAGCTTCGGTTACATACGTGGCTGGCATCTCTACTCCTTGTCTATAAAAGCTCCCCTGGGGCTAGGGCTACTAAACCCCAGAGGATTATTACTTGGTTTAACCTATTAGCTTAGGTTGAAGCGACGGACTCCACCTTGTACCAATACACCAACAGCCATATAACCATACAAGCTAGTCTCGATTTCGCCTGAGGTTGGGATGTTTGTGCTTAGTCGTAGAATTGGTGACTCGTAAATTGATACTGCGGATGGTACAACGATAAACGCTGATTCATCGATTACTGTTGATACAGCATTTGGATCTACGTACAGGTCAAGACCTAATACGTTGCCACGTAGTGAACGTGGTGATGCTTGTCCTGCTGCGTTCATTGGTTGTGATGCTGTGTAAATTGGGCGATCAGTTGTATCTTTAGCGCCAATTAACAAATTCCACTGACCTGTGCCTGCGATGTATGCAGTTGCTAGTTCACCTGTTGCAAGATATGCAGCTGGTGCTTGCTCTGCTACGTAGGCAATAAGCCCATTAGATGTTGCAGCTTGTGGGTTAGCTTGTGCGCCACCTGCTGTTAATGCTGCAATTACTGCTGCATCTGTTGCCTTATTATAAGCTCGGGTCATATTCTCAAGCATCGCCTGAAAAAAGTCGGGGCTGCTGCGCTCAAGGACCTCAAGGCTATAGCGCTGTAAACCCGCATATTTCTTTACTGTCAAGTTTACGTATGAAGATACGATGCCTGTCTCAGATGGTGCAGCAGCTTCTGCTGTCTCTGCAACTGTGCCAGATGTTGTGATCTTTGGTACTGAAATTGTCATACCTGCTGCTGGTAATGCACGTGTACCAATTGCATCTACAGCTGGGCGTGATCCAATAAGTGTATCTACTACTGTAGGTACGAATTGTGTTGGATTAAATGCTGGGTTAGTTGTAAATGAGTCATCGGCAGCAGTTAGATACTTTGCTACATCTGCTTCTGCCTTCATAACCCATTGTGCTGATTCGTGGTTACCTAATTTTGCTTTGATGCTGTGTTCTAGCATATGTGCTTGTGTTCTGATTGGTGAGCGTGGCTCTGTATAGAAAGATGCACTAATTGTAGGGCGTGCGGCTTCTACTGGAGCAGTCTCGACCACTGGTGTTGCTGTTGGCTCGGTGGTGTTTTCCACTATAGCCTCACTTTCCGTAGTTGGTTGATTTGTTGCATCCGCTTCGCCTTCGCTAGCGGCAACTTTAGATACCTTTGCATTTTCGCCAAAGGCTGGTGACTCGACTAAGCTGACTTCTTTTAAGACAGCGCTAGTTACATAAATATAATCTTTTTTCTGTGATGACTTAATTACATCTACACCGACAGACAAACCATCGATAAGCTGCTCACTTGCAAGCATTAACGCATCTGAGCCTTGCATACTAGCGCTGATTTTGAAACTAGCGTAAATACCATCTTCTGCCTCATTAAACTTCTGCATACGGCCAATAGGCTTATCGTTGCGATGTTGCATAAGCATCTTGATCTTGCCTGGGTCGCCTACCTCTATTGACCCTTTAGCAAATACAACTTTGCCAGCACTGGTGTTGCCAGGTACTTCAAATGGCACGATCTTGCCTGCAATTACTCTGCGCTCGCCATCTGCGCTTTCGATCTGGCTACTGAATGTAAGTAACATCAGTGTCCTCATTTCCGTTAGGTGTCATTTGTTCCATCTCTTTAGCTTGCTCTACATCTATTAGGCCTAGTGACAACATTTTCTCTATTGCTTCAAGGCGCTTCATTGTGTCAGCTCTTAAAAATGATTCTTCTAGCGCAAACTTAACTACGTGGCCACGTGGGGTTATATCATCCATTGATAGTCGATCTTCTATAGCACAAATGTATGGCTGTAGTGAATAAGCAACAAATTCTTTGCGACCATCTAAAATGTTTTGATAAGTCATACTGTTATTCATATCTGCTGATATGTAATACGCTGGCACGTTCATAGCCCTAGCGATTTGCGTTGCTAAATACTGTTGAGCTTCTGAGTACATCATATCTTTAGGTGAATAGCCAACAGTTTCATAACTTAGTGTGCTGGTTAGATATGCTGTTGCTTTGTTTTGACGTGCTGATTTCCAAGCTGCTAATAATGCTTGTACTTGTGACTCTGGCATATCTGCGCCAGTGTTTTTAATAAATCCTGTAGCCATTGGTGTTTGTGATGCCACTGCGCTGGCTTTTTCTAAGTCTAGTGCTGATTGTATTGTGCGGCCTGCTGTTTGTAATACACCTTGTGTTAATCCTTGAAATGTTACTAGAGATCCAACACCGACCATAGGCACTTTAGCGCCATCTACTGTGTAATATAAAACTTCTGTACCTAATTGATTTGTTTGTGCAACTACTCGATTATTAGCGATCCATTCAAATCTAGCAGGGCGTAAATCATCTGCATAAACTTCTGTAACTCTCCAGAAGGCTTGACCAAAAAATACAAGTGAGTCCACAGTCCAGCTGATCGTGACAGATCGTGGTTGTCTAATATCTGGTTGCTCTAACCATAATGGCTTACCTAATTTTTCGCCTGTAGATTTTTTGTACAGCTCTAAAGGTAAATAGCCAATAACGCCTTTAATTAAATTTAGGCATCGATTAACTGCTGGCACTTGTGTTGCAAGTGTGCGATCCATTGGGCCAAATCCAAATGTGTTGTAACCAAATTGGAGACTGTTATCGCCCATAACGGCAGGGGCGTATTGCGCTTGGACAGTTTTATTATTGGTTATACCCAAAGCAGACAATAGACCCATATATATACTTTATACCATAAATCGGACTATTGGTGCAAGTTAGACAAAGATTTGCGCAGTTTGTTGTGGCTTGGTTAATTGGCTAACCACCATAGCCAGGGATATTGCAGCTGTAACATCGCCAGCCGATTTACGTCTAATAATGCGCCAGCCAGCATCATTGGTTTTAGCAGCGCAATTATTTAAGTGTTGTACTAGCTCTGCTTGCCCAGAATGAACTACTCGATTATTGGCTAGGCCATCTGCAAGGTCTGAACACGCCTGATAAAACGCCTGGCCCGATACATCGACCATACGCCAGCCACTTTGTTCAAGTCTTGTAGCAATAGTTTGCGTGGCGTACTTGTCATAACAAATTGTGTGTGGATGGTACTTACGTGCCCACTCATTTATATCGCTAGACATCTTGATTTCATCTATTGCAATATCACTATGCCAAAGTTGTGCTAACCCAACTGCTATCTTGCCATCTTTGACCTGGCCCATAACGAGCGCCCCAGATCGCCTTGTAGGTGCAATATCAAATGCCATAATTGTTTGAGGGCCAACAGGTATTTCCAGGGTGCTGTCGCTGCACTGCTCAATTGACCCATACACCCAGGGGCTGACAGTGCTATCTACCCACATACAAAGCATTTCGGTCTTTGTAGCTTCTATACTGTTAGTGCTTACAGACTCTTCTAATGTTTGCTCAGTTATTAAATGCCCTAATGCAGGGTTTGCCATAGCCCAGGCTTTGCGATCATTTATTTTAGAATGCTGTGGTGCGCTGTACTCATAAAAGCCTAAATTGTCAGGTGGATATGATAGGCAACGCTCTCTTAGATCATTAAGCACTGTACTAAATCCATCACCAGCATTACTTGTCATTAGGGTCATCGCATTAGGTCTTGCACGTGTGACTGGCAGTGCAGCTGTAAACGATTCTTGTGTCCACTCACGCAACTCATCAATATACAAAAAATCTGCCGTCTTGCCACGTGGTGCATCTCTGGTAGCTGCTGCAATTTCATACCTAGCGCCATTAAGTAAGCTAATAGATTCTTGACCATTAGCCAGGCGGATCTGCCTTACTTGATCTTTCAAGAATTGGTTGTCCTCAATTGTGTAAGCAACTTGTCTAAAGGTATCTAGTGCCATATTGCGGTTAGAAGACATACCCAGGACATTCTTAGAGCCCCATAAGAATAAATGTGACAAGATAAGCATTCTGGCCAGGTGGGTCTTACCATTCTGCCGTGCTACTAGGACTAACGCTGTTTTCTTACGCCAGGTATCAGCATCATCTACAGCTAGTAAATCATCTAGCACCCAGCGTTGCCAGGGTATTAACGGCAAGCCTATTTTCTCAGCTAAGTCCGCTACTTCTTGCGCTTTGGAATTACCTTTAAGTAAAGGCGTGTGGATTCTAGGCTCAGTGCTGCCAATTAGCCCGACCCCTCGTTGGGTCTGTTTTATTTCCGCATCATTCTGCATCGAAGTTAAGCGTATCAGGTTTATTAAATGGTGAGTCTGGCACTGTTCGGATCGTCTCAGGGAGAGAAGGTTTCAG